TTATAAGGCTCTGAAAAAAGAGAAGCGGCGCTGTCCCACACTTTGTCCCACACTTTGCCGCGATAAGAATCGGCGCACCATCTTTGGGCCTGCTTTTGTGGAGGCACTCCGCCGCCCTCTTTTGCCCTGGCCTGTTCCCTCCCGACCGTCTCCCACCGCGGCGAGTACAGCGACAATGAGTTCTTCGCGCATCCGCCGCAAGGCCCGGAGATCCATCAGAGCGAAGAGCCCATACACCAGGGCATTGATGATGGCGGCACCCATTGCCAGCCCGGTTGCAATCTGTGACCAGAGCGGGCGCTGCAGATAGACGCTCACGCCGCCCGTAACCACATCCTTGACCAGCAGGCCCATCATCAGCCAGAGCGCAATGACCAGAACCCACGGCACCGTCGGCACCTTCGGTGGTATGTTTATACTTATCCGCATACCGTTCCGGGGGAGGCATGAAGGATCTTGTCCCCGCGCTGGGCTCATTTTGCAGCCCTCGCCTGCACGCGCTTGGTCTTGAGGGCGCGAACAGCCTGGATGGTTTCAAGCGGGTCATAATCGCCGGGCTTTTCAAGTGTGGCACGGCATGGCGGAATGTGGCGCAGCGGCGGTTGCCCGGTCTGTTGTTTGTTGATCACCAGCCAAGCGTAAGCGGTTGCCGTCGAAGTGTCCGGCGCAACCAGCCCTTCTTCCATCGGAAGCCGCTCGACGAACGGAGCGACCGTGATATGCCCGCGCCACGGCTTCCAGATGCTGTGCCAACGCTCGATGCCTTCCAGAAGTTGAAGGCGCCCCAGCATGGCTATGCCACACCGGGCTTGTGACAGGCCTATGCGGATAAAATCACCGACGTGCCGAAAGGGCGGGTTTGTGATGACCCAGTCAGCCGCGGCAAAGGGAGGTGGCGTCTGGTGCGGGCTTTCGAGCGCCAGGAAATCGAAAGGGGTCCCGAAGCCTCTGGGTACAATGTCGCTGGCCTCGACACAGGCCGCGTATTCCGCCAGGGCGCGGGCCATATGACCGCCGCCACAGGCTGGCTCCCAAACACTCTGGCCGCGCAGGTCCAGAATATGTTCGCAGAGCGCCCGCGTACCCCACGGGGGTGTAGGAAAATATTCGTGGCGGTCCAGACCCGTCCCGGAAAATCGTTGTGCCATGACCGCCTGGGCCACGGGCTTTGTTCGTGTCGCGTTCATGCGCTGACGCTCCCCCATTGCGCGGCCATGGCTTCGGCGATCCCGGGATAAGTCCGGCTGCGAAGCTTCCAGCGCTCGGGCGATGGCGGCATGTGATGGATGCGTGCTTGCCGTCCTTCAACAACGTGGGTGGGCTGCAACAGCGGCAAGCCTTTCAGCCACAGACACGTAGCCTTGGTTTCCCCGTGACCGAATTGCCATGGCTGGATGATCTGATCCGGCTTCCGCCAGAGCCTTGACAGAACCGAGATCGGATTCTCTATGGCGATGCGCGGAATAGCACTGCGGGCCAGATGCATGACGAAGGATACGGCGGCTTGTTGCCGCCCGTCCTGACGCTTGGCCTCGAAATGCCGTGCGCCGGACACAGCCAGGTCCGTACACGGCGGATGGAAAACCGCCAGGTCCCACGGGTAGTCCAGAACGTCACTGACGTCCCCTTGGTAGTGCGGTCCGGGCGCTTCCGTCTCAAGCAGGTCACAAGATAAAGCCTCATGACCCGCCGCCCGGAATGCGTCGCGCACGGTGCCGGAAAATTCACACCCGATGAGCACGCGCATCAGTCCGCCCCTGCGCTGGCAAGCCGTTCCAGGGGAGCTATTGCCAGCGCCATCCGATAGAGCGCGAGAAGTTGTTCTTCTTCCTCAAGCTCATGCGTGCTCTTTCGCCGCAGGCTGATAAGCTTACGAATGATCTTTGCATCGAAACCTGTTGATTTTGCTTCGCTGTAGACTTCTGCGATGTCGGCGCAAAGGCCGCTTTTCTCGTCTTCGAGCTGCTCAATACGCTCGACGAAAGACCGCAGCCGATCAGCGGCGGATGTATCCATTGCTTCCATGGCGCATCTCCCCTTACTTTCCGCACCGGCAGGACAGGTAACCTGTGTATCGCTCAAGGAAGGAGATGAGGTTGAGCAGGGTGCTCCCCGCACCGCGTCGGCAGGTTGATCCCCCACCACCAAGGCACTTGATGAATGCAAGCAGTCCGTTCATGAGCTTTCCCCTAGAATGGTATGTTGTCGTCTGAAATGCCCGGCAACGCAGACGGTTCGGAGGCGGCGTACGTCTCTCCGCTTTCCTGTGCCGGGCGGTCGAGCAGGAAGATGCTGCCCTTCCATTGCCCGAGGACAATCTCTGTCGAGTAGCGTTCCATATTGTTCCGGTCCGTCCACTTGCGCGTCTGCAAGCTGCCCTCCAGCAGGACCCTCGACCCCTTGTGCAGATATTTTTCCGCCAGCCCGATCAGATTTTCGTTGAAGATAACGACGCGGTGCCATTCGGTTTTTTCGCGGCGCTCTCCGGTCTGGCGGTCTTTCCAGCTTTCCGACGTTGCGAGGGAGAGGGTGACAACTTTTCCACCCTCTTGGGTCAGCCTTATCTCGGGGTCACCGCCCAGATTACCAAGCAACGTAACCTTGTTGATGCTGTTCACGGCCCCACCCCTTCAGCTTGATTGTGTTCCAAGATGAAGGGCTACGCGTTCGTTATCGTTTCCCGGCGCCTGCGGCGGGTCCGAGACCGCGATGTCGCACGCGATGCCCTCTTTTTTCAGCTCGTCTTGCAGGTAGACCAGAAGCCCGCTCAGGCGTGACAGCCGGTCCTTGCTTTTTTCGGTGTTGGCAAGCTCGCCCAGAATGGTTGCTGTAAGGGAGTCGAGGGAGTGTGGCTCCTGTACCCCGCCGCGGGCGGGGCCAGACGTGAAGAGCCGACCAACACTGTCGATCCGGATTTCACGGCCTGTTTGACCGCACCAACCCCGGATCTCGCGCAGAGTGACCTCAGACATGGCACGCCGCCTTCCGTTCCCGTACGCTTGCCGGGTCTACAATGTTCTGGTCCTCCCAGCGGATGACCTCCGCAACGGGGTAAAGAATGTTGCTGCTGATCTTGATATAGGCGGGGCCACGGCCCAGGCAGCGCCAGTTCGTCAGCGTCGCGCGGGCCATGTTCCAGCGCTGGGCCAGTTCGGTTTGTGTAAGGAATTTGCGGTCTTCCATAGTTTCCTCCGTTGGCTGCACGGCAGCGCAAAAGGCTGCCCGGTTCTTGTGCCGGGTCATCGCTGATGGATGTCAGAGCTACAGCGTGATCAGAAGATCGGGGCCAGGTGATGCCAACGAAGAAGACATGGCGTGCCCTGCTTTGTCGTCATCGCGAGCCAGACTGTAACGATTTTCATCCCCTTGTTTTTGAAAAGAGTGCTTGCCGATGGGTTGCACAAACACTCGATGAGTGAACACAGGTTATGCATTCGCCCGGTGACCGTCAAGGACGTTTTTGCTTATTAAGGAAATAAATGTGCTTTTTTGTTTTTTACATTCGTCGCCCGGACCAGATCACCCGCCCTACAGCAGAGATATTTGAAGTATCTATATTTTCGCCCTCACCGTACGCCGGGTTATCAGGCCTGATATGTACAAAGCCGCTGTTAAATGTGGTGGAAATTCTGCGGACGCCCTTGAATGTGTCTGTGCAAAAGAACAACAGTCCCGGGCGGTCCGGACGAACGTCACGCGTATCGATCAGAATCTGGTCACCGGGTCGCAGGGTGGGCTCCATATCGTCGCTGTCGATAGTCACCGCCCGGAGGTTGGACAGCGGCCGCCGCGTGATGGTGCGCAGGTACTCCGGGTGAAGGGTTAGTGGAAGGTCCATGTCAGAAAACCCATCTATAACAACAGCATGGACAGCCAACTGCCCGTGGATGGCGATAGGCGGTTGGCTACGCCCATTCGCGTCGGAGGCTCCGGTAAGCTCGCTTTCACTCACTCCAAGGGCTTCGGCAAACTGCCGAATCCGAACAATGCTGAGCAGGCTGTCCTCGCCGTTTTCTATCCGCGACATCGTGGTTACCCCGAGGCCCAGCACATCGCCGACCTGCCTTTGGGTTAGCCCCCGGGACTTGCGTAGCCTTCGTATTGTCTTTCCGATCGACATGAGTTGGTCCTTCTTTTTTTGTATTCTGCATAGCCGGGTAAACAGGCTGAGGAAATTCAGGCCTGATAGAAAGTTTTACCAGCAAAGGTTGCCGGATGAAAAAATTATCCGGCGATGATGAAAATTAGCAGCCGTTATAAAGCGGTATAAGCATCATTCAAACGTTATAGAGCAATCTATTAGCCGGATTTTGCAAATTTCGCTTATTGCTGTTCATTTTTGCCCGATCATTGGGCTTGGAGGAACGAATGCCCCGGGATTGGGCGAATCGGTGCAGTCCAGCCGTTTCCGCCCCAGTCGCCTAGGGGCGGAAAGCAACTGGGATGCCTCCCCCCGCGAGCCGTTGATCATAGAGGTTCCGCCGCGTGGAAATGCGCTTGCGCTGAAAATAAGCAGTAATTTTCCATTAACATATTGATTGTAAAGAATTCACCTTATGCTCCGAGCATTGCTCGGCATGTGCAGAGGCATTCCCAAACAAAAAAACAGCCATGACGGCCAGGCTAATCCATTGATTAAAAAGAAATTATGCTATGCCCGCGCATGCGTACGCGTTAAAAATCCAACCAACTAAATAAATAACTAAAAAAATAAAAAATTAAAACAGGCGCACGCACGCGCGTGTATGGGCAGGTGGGGGTGGACGCGGTACGACATTCAGAAAATAAGATTCCTTAATTTGCATTTTTTCCTTGAATAGCAACTTATCCTGCGTTACCACCATGGGTAACGCCCCTGATACGGGCTTCACCGCCAAACCACCCGGAACAAACCCACCAGTAGGAGGTCACCATGACCGCCCACAGCGCCCCTGCACGCGTAGCCGTCAGAGAAGTCGTCCCCGTCAGCAAGAAAGTCGTGCCGGTTGATCTGCTTGGCGCGCTTACTCGTGCCGTCATCGATCAGGACGGATGCACCTGGCTCTATCTCGCCGATGTTTGCGCGGTAATCTGGGAGACTGCCGAGATTGAAATGACCCCCGAATTCATGCAGTCCGACTATTTCGCCGCCACCCCGGACGGCGCCATGCTGCTCAGCGGCACGGTCCCGATCGCCATGCACGGCGACGTTATCGGGGTTGTACGGTTCAGTGACGAAGGTCTTGAGTGCTCTCCGGGTCATCTGTGATACCCGGTCAACCGTAGCGGCACCGGGCAGCCCAGCGCAGAGACAAACCACAGGGGCGGACGTTTGAGATCCGTCAGGGAGCAGGCCATGAATGCAACGTGTACCCCATTCACAAAAAATATTGACAGGGCGCAAAGCTGCCGACACAGTGCGAACGTCGTGGCAAATTCCACGACCGGGTTTCACAGCTCGCACTACAAAAGGCGCCCGAACCGTGCCAATAAAAGCGCGGTTTTCCTATGGTCGGGCGCACAGGAGAGCCTTCGGGCTCGCCGTTTACCTTTTGGCGGTACTGTGAATCCTGTACGTCCGGCCACCAAGTTTCACAGCGCGGTGGCTGGGTTCCGCAACCCGATCAAAAGGAGGTTCGCCATGCGCGACCACAGCACCCCTGCGCACGCTCCCACAAAAACCGTTGTTCCGCTTGCCCTCTCGGGCCACCCCGTCCGTACCATCGTTGATGAAGACGGCTGCACCTGGTTCCAGTTCGCCGACGTATGCTGGGCTTTGGCGGTGCACGAGCCGTTTGACGAGGCCGCCGAGGCCTTGGGCCCCTGCTATTCCGGCGTCACGCCTGACGGCATCACCCTGATCAGTTCCGAAGGCCTTGCCTGCCTGATGGCCGATATTGCGGAGAGAAAGGCGGCAGAAAAGAACAAGCGCCGGTCCGCACGGCTTTCCCACTCTGTCGCGGCCACCCCTGACAGGGTCCCCGCCTGCGGCTGATACAGCCCGTTTACAGCGACATTCGTCTCCACATGGAGGGGGAGGACAGCATGACCTGCTATCCATTCCACATCGACGCCTACATGAAGGCGGCTTATCATCTGACCTGGGACGAGGATATAGCCTACAGGCGGCTGCTGGACCTGTATTACACCACCGGCAAGCCTCTTCGACTGGACCGCCGCGACCTGTATCGGCGGGTCCGCGCAACTACGCGCAAGCAGAAAGCCGCCGTGGACCGTGTTCTTGAAGAGTTCTTCGTCCAAACGCCGGACGGCTGGCGCCAGCCACGGTGCGACCGCGAGCTTGAGGCCGCACGGCTGCGGCGGGAACGGGCGGAACAAGCGGCAAAGGCACGCTGGAGCCAAAATAAAGAGACCGATGCACTACGGCCAGAGGGCAAGCCAACTCCCGCAGAACCGGCGCCGGGGGCAAAGGTTGCCGCCAAAAAGCCCAGGAAGCCGGAAACCCCGGTGCCCCCCGATTTCTGGCCCGACGAAACCGGGTGCGAGATTGCGGCGAAACACGGCGTAGACCTGGCGCGGGAGAGCGCGCGGTTTATCAGCTATCACCAGTCAAAAGACAGCCGTATGCGTGATTGGCAAGCCGCGTGGCGGGGGTGGTGCATGCGGGCGCAGGCGTTTTCGTACCCGGCCCGGGCAGCCCAGCGCGGCACATCACGTCACAGCGGCTTTGATGCCTTGGATTATCGAGCGGGGATTAACACCGATGGAACATTCGCCTGACCTGACCCCTTTGTCTGAACCCACCGCTTTCCCGGCTCCCACTGCGGCGAGGGAGCACATGCAGACGTGCGACCGCCACGGGGCGTACCGGAATACGGGGGTGCAGCTGCGCGATGAAATCCTGTGGGTCGGCTGTCCCCGCTGCAATGCCGAGGCAACCGACAGGCGGCGGCGCGAGGCCGAGGAACGACGCCTGTCGGAGTGGCGGCAACAGCGGGCAAAGGCCGAGGAGGAACGCATGCTTGCAGTTATCCGCGCCGCCCGGATTCCGCTCCGTTTTTCAGGGTTCGGCCTTGAGTGCTTTGAAGCTGTATCTTCGGGTCAGAAGCAGGCCCTGTCCGTCGCCCGCAACTATGCCGAAGCCTTGATAGAGGGGCGCACGGGTGGACGGGGCCTTGTGTTCTCCGGTCGTCCGGGAACCGGGAAAACACACCTGGCTGCCGGAATCCTGCAAGCCGTTCTGCCGGGTCGCCGGGGGCGCTACATGACGGCGCCCGACCTGATACGGGCTGTTCGGGCAACGTGGCGCCCGGAATCGCCGGAACGCGAGGACGAGGTTCTGGAACGCCTCACCGCCTTTGATGTGCTTGTGCTCGACGAAGTTGCGGTCAACAGCGGTACTGAAAATGAGCAGACCATCCTGTTTGAACTGATCGACCGCCGTTACCGGGCTCTGATGCCAACCGTCCTTGTGACCAACCAAGACCGTGCCGGATTACACCGTGCCCTGGGCGAACGCAGCTTCGACCGCCTGACCGAGACCGCCCGCTGGGTGGTATTCGACTGGCCAAGCCGCCGCCCCGGCATGCAGGGTCTGACACCGTGCAGGGGAGTAGCGTGAGATGATGTACCGGGCAAAAACGAAGCACGCTGATTTGAAAGGCGTTTTCTTCAGGGACCGGCTTCTCCGGTACCTCGAAGATAGTGGCGTTCGCATCTTCAAGAGCCTCTCTTATTCAAAGCAGTGGTGGTTTTTGGCCCAGGATGTATGCCGGCTTCTGGAGATCCGCAATTCCCGGGCGACACTAGCCCGCCTTGATGAAGATGACAAGGATACCCTCACTGTTGGCACCCCTGGATCCACTCGGGCACTGACCATAATGAGTGAAGATGGCGTGCGCAGACTGGTGCGGACCGGGCGCACATCAGGGGCAAGGTGGGCGAGACGGCGGATGAAAGACTGATGACCATTATCAACAAGCCCAGCCTGATTCCGGTCGTTTCCCTTGATGAGCCGGGCGGTCCAGGGTACTATTCAAAAGTGGCCGGACGCCCAGGAATACAAGTAAGCGACTGTGATCCGCCTTGTATGGTTATCGCCTGTACGTCCGTCCACTTTCAGCGGCAACGACTGGTGAGCACGTTTAGTACCGTCCCGGATCGGGACGGTATTCCGGGCCGCCTGATTCCATTCACAAAAAATATTGACAGGGCGCAAGGCTGCCGACAGAGTGCAGACGTCGTGGCAAATTCCACGACCGGGGTTCGACTCCCGCACTACAGTAGGCGCCCGAACCGTGCCGATAACAGCACGGTTTTCCTATGGTCGGGCGTGCAGGAGAACCTTCGGGTTCGCCGTTTTCCTACTGGCGGTAAGTCGAATCCTGTACGTCCGGCCACCACGCTTCGACTCGCGGTGGTCGGGTTCAACAACCCGATCAGTAGGAGGTTCGCCATGAGCGACCACAGCACCCCTGCGCGTTTGTCCGATCAACTCATTTACACATCCGCCCATATTGGCCGCTCCGTCCGTTGTGTCATGACCCGGGACGGCGGTCTGTGGTGCTGGCTCTCCGATGTCGTGGAGATTCTGGCGCAGCCCGAGTGGCTTGATAACGCCCGCTGCCTGGTCGAAGACGAAGCCTGGCTTTCCCTTGCGCGGGCCTGCCAGGGTTCGGCACCGGACGGCGCCAGACTGGTCCACCACGACGGGCTTGAGTGCATTGCAGACGCCTTATCGAAACTGGAAAAGGCGAGCCGGAAAGAGCGGTCCCGGGCACGGGTTCCCGGCTCTGCCGAAAAAACATCCACGTATACATTAGAGGGAGTAGCGTGACATGGGTAATATCGTTCCATTTTCTTTTGAAGGGCACAGTGTCCGCACCATCATCGATGAGAACGGCGCGTCATGGTTTAATGCCTCCGATGTTTGCGACGCCCTGGAGATGGGCAATCCGTCTCAGGCAATCAAGTCTCACATCGATGTAGAGGACCTCCAGAAATTGGAGATCCTCGATAACCTTGGGCGTACACAGCATGCCAATCACGTCAATGAGTCCGGCCTTTACGCCCTGATCCTCGGCAGCACCAAACCCGCCGCAAAGCGGTTCAGGAAGTGGGTAACCAGCGAAGTCCTTAGGCACATATCCTTGTTCACACCAGGAAATGATCATTACATCGTAAAAGGGGAGTAACGCGTTATGGGTAACATCATTCCATTTTCTTTTGAAGGTCACGGTGTCCGCACCATCGTCGATGAAAGCGGGCAGCCGTGGTTCGTGGCTTCCGATGTATGCTTGGCGCTGGAAATCAGCAATTCGCGGGATGCCATTTCTCGCCTGGATGACGATGAGAAGAACGTCGGTATTGCCGACACCCCCGGTGGTCCGCAGGAAATGAACATCATCAACGAGTCCGGCCTGTACTCGCTGATCCTGACAAGCCGCAAACCCGCCGCAAAGCGGTTCAAGAGGTGGGTAACCGGCGAAGTCCTCCCCTCGATCCGCAAGACCGGGTCTTATGGCGCGGACAACGTGCAGTACCTCAACGACCCGAGCTGGCTGCGCGGGGCCTTGATCACCTATACAGAGCGGGTCGAGCGTCTGGAACGCCAGGCCAATGACAACGCGCCAAAGCTACAGGCCTATGACCTGATCGCCACCAGTGATGGCTCCCTGTCCGTGACGGAGGTCGCCAAGCTGCTACAGCAGCGCCCGCGTGACCTGTTCACATGGCTGGCCATGAAAAAGTGGCTGTACCGTCGTGCCGGTGGCCGCTCCTGGATCGCCTACCAAAGCCGCATCCAGAGCGGATTCATGGAGCACAAGATAACCGAGGTCACGCAGCCCGACGGCCAGCCCCGCTTCATCGAACAGGCCCGCATCACGCGTCGGGGCTTGTTGCGGCTGGCCCAGGCCTTTGGCGTTGACCTGCCCGAAACAGCCACAGCCTGATAGAAAGGACTTAGGCCGTAAACTCATAAATCGGCCAGCAGGGTCGATCCGTCACCCAATTCTCCATCCAGCAAGGCCTCGGCCTCGACGCTGTCGTGGACCTGCCCGGCGGTCAGACGCAGGGTGACGGAACGTCCCATGCCACCATCGTCTTCGCTTTCTTTCGTGACTCCGTTCTGGTGAATGCGGGCAACTGCCCATGTTCGGGTAAAAGAGACCATCACTCGATTTCAGGAGCTGGTGCCGCCATCAGAATCTTCCGGCAATCGGCAGCTCTTGCGGTGAGGACATCGGAAAGCCGCTGCAAAATCGCGTTGTCGAGACCGTCGGCTCGGGCCGTCTTGATGACGTCGGCCAGTGCGTCGGGAAGCCGCTCGGCGAGTTCCAGGCAATTCGCGCGCACCTGCTCCCCACCCAGTCGAACCGATGACGCCAGCTTGTTCCAATGCCGCAGCGAGATATCGTCGAGGAGATATTTGCCCCCGATTTTCATCGCCAGATTGAGCTTTTTGAAATCGAAGTCATAGGGAAACGTGCTGGCAATGTCGTAGAGCGGTGCGAGACGAGCGCGCCCACCTGCACCGATCAGCACGGAATAGTTCTTCGCATGAGCATCCGTCCCGCCAATGATCCAGTTGAGCGCGATTGCCTGAATGAATGTCCAGACATCGTCGATCGGCCGACTGGAATAGGTTCGCAGGAGCTCGACAATCGGCTGCGCTCCCGGCCCACCTTCATTCTCGTATTTTCTGGTCGGTGGCAGTCCCAGCGCCTGGCACATGTCCTCCTGGTGCAGGCGACGGATCGTATCCCCCACGCTCACGCGGTCGTAGCGCTCGACGACGATCGCCACCTCACCCTCGAATACGCAGACTTGCGACGCGGCAGCGGGCAGTCGAAGGGCCCGTGCTAGAGCGAGGCAGACGTGCTCGTTTTCGGCATGCCCGTCAAAGGCCTCGATCGGCGGTTTGACGATATGGGTGGTAGGGATTCGTCCCGAAGGGACTCCCCAGCGGCCATTCTCGAAGAGGAAGGCTGTTTTCGGCTGCGCGCCTGCGAGGCTGAATTGGCCGGAATCGCGCGCAATGCGCCATGCCGCATGGTCTTTGCGCAAGGTGCGGATGCGCTCTGCTATGTCTTTGTCGTTGAGCCATTCGACTTTCCCGGCAGGCTGCGTGCGAAGGACGTCTGCGCGCTCGGGCTGAACAATCTGGATGGCGCCGGCGCAGTCTTCGCCGACATGGGCAAGCAGCGCAAACGGATTGCGCGGCGAGACCTGGAATCGCTGCCCCCAGCGGGCCAGGATGGCTTCGTTATCGGGGAGAAGGCCCCACAGCCAGGGTTCGATCTTGGCGTGCTCATGCTCGGCGACAACGAGCGGCATGGAAAGCGAGAGCGGATATGCGTCCGGTGTCTGACGCCAGTCGGCGTCGTAGGCGAGCGTGAGACGCGCGCGCTTGTCCTTACGGATCTCGCCCATGATCCGACCATCGACGATGATCGCGAGATGATCGGTCATGGGCGGCGTCCCTTCGCGGCATCGACGACGGCGTCGATGTCGATCGGCGCCACGCTACTATCCTTGCGCATGTGGGCATCGCCGTCGCCATCCACGGCCAGAGCGAGGTCGAGGGCGGCAAGCGTGCGCAAGACGAGCCCCAGCTCCGACCGCGCCTTCCCCTGCTCGATGGCCACAATCCATTGGCGGCCGACGCCGACGCGGCTGGCCAGATCGGTCTGGTTGAGGCCGAGGCGGCGGCGCTGCTGACGGATGACCAGCCCGAGGTCTAAGGGCGTTCGAATATGCATGGCGCTTTGTCCGGTTGTCGTCGTTCGCGGACAATATAGCAATGGCGTCATTCGGCGACAAGTCGAAAAGTCGTCGTTCGTGGACATTATAGCAGTGTCGTCATTCGGCGACATTATAGAATAGCTCGGAACGCGGCTTCGTAACACGACAACATTGACCGCCTGTTCCGTTTCGGTAGAATAATCCATTTCGTTTTTTGCGCTGGGCGCGGGACACAACCATTTTCGCCAAATTTGCTTCCAAGGCTTGACACGATACAACGGGTGGCGCATCGTGCTGCGCAATACACCCCCCACGCCTCTCGAAGACGCGCACCATGGGGGGTAATTTTTTGCCGCCAGGATGCACCAAAAGGGCCTTTGTTTTACTGGGACCCCGGGTTATAAGACACGGCCATGGAACAGGTTGCCGAACTCCCTGAAAGTATTCAGGAAATAGCCAGCGTGATTGGCCGCGACCGGGCGCTTTATCTTGTCGGCAGCCTTGCGCCGTCCGGAAAGCGCAGGTGGAGGCGCATTCTCTACGTTCCCCACCCCCGTAACCTGAAAATGTCCTCGAAAATCGTCGAAATCCTTGGATATGAGGATGCCGCCCGCATCTCCCGCGCGTTTGCCGGGCTGATCCTTCAGCCCGCGAATGGCAACAGTCTCTCCCGCCCCCTGCGTGACAGCCGCATCTGCGACATGGCCCGGAGCGGCGTGCCGACGACAGATATCGCGGCACTGTTCGTTCTCACGCCGCGTCGGATCAGGGACATTCTGAAGCGGGAAAAAGCGCCACAGGACGTATAGGGGCCGGTCTGCCACGCTGCCCGACAGTTGATGACCGATGCCATGGTGTGGAGCGAATGCAGGTGGATCAGATTGTGCCGCGGCTTGCTGCGGTTGAAGCGCGGCTTGATAGTACAGACCGGACCCTGGCCGAAGTCGCCCTTACCCAGCGTGAGATATCACGGACCTTGACCGCGCTCACCGTCCAGGAAGTTGCGCTGGACCGGCTCGGCCAGGAGTCCGTCCGGATGTGGGAGAAGATTTCCGCAGCGGAATCATCGCTGACCCGGATTCAGGCCGAAGCCCGCATTGCCGCCTGTATCGGCTCCTCGTGCCTTACAGGTGCCGTCGCCTACATCATATGGTTGATGCAACATGTGAGGCTTTAACCATGCAGAACTCGACCCACTTCCACCGCCATGAATTCGCCTGCCGCTGTGGATGCGGCTTTGACACCGTGGACGCCGAACTGCTGACAGTTCTCCAGGGCGTGCGGGATCATTTCAAAACGCCGGTAACGATTACATCGGGGTGCAGATGTGCGGGCTGGAACCGTGAAAACGGCGGGCGCCCACAATCCATGCACCTTCTGGGGCGAGCCGCCGACATCATTACCGTCAGCCCACTGCACGCGGTTTATGTGTGGCTGTGCAAGCAGTACCCGTTCCGGCTCGGTCTGGGGCTTTACCCCTCTTTCATCCACATCGACACGCGCACGGGCCCCTGTGCGCGGTGGACACCATAACAGCGGGGCGCGTCATGCAATGGTCTGATGTCGGGCAATGGATCAAGAACAACGGTGGTCATGGGGCGTCGCTGGTAGGGTCTCTTCTGACGGGCAATCTGCCCGCAGCGGTGGCCAGCGGCATCGCCATGGTCAGCAGCGCAACAGGCACAGACAGCCCCGAGGCGGCCTTGCGAGAGCTCCAGAGTAATCCAGCGGCGGTCATCCGCCTGCGCGAGATCAGTCTTGAAGACGATAAATCAACCCGGGCGCATATCGAGGCCATGGCGCGGGCCAACCTGGAAGACAGCCAGCACGCCCATCATGAGACCCAAGAAACCATTCGGGCCGGGGACCGGGCCTCCGACCGCCTGATCCGCTGGATCCGCCCCGGCCAGTCCACCCTGTCTCTGGTCGCGGGCATTGCCTATGTGTGGCAGGCCCCCGCCCCGGACCCGTACGCGATGACGCTGCTGTTCTCGCTGCCCGGCGCCTACTTCGGCCTGCGCGAGTTCGGCAAGGGCGCCGAGCTGCTGGCCGCACGCCGTGGGAGGAGTGTGCCCTGAAAAAAACAGGTACTTCCGCGAGGGGTCCGGCCTGCGGGTGGAAAGGCCCGGGCTTTTATGTGTGCGTGGCCCTTGCCCAAAGGGTTTATTATTATATAGCGAGGCGGCAGGCAGTGCGATGAGTGGCAGAAAAGGAGCGGGCCAGGAGGTCAACCGCACGGCCATCGCTCAGGTATTTGGCGTCGCGCTACCAACAATTGACCAGTGGGTCCAGGTCGGTTGCCCCTTCGTGTCCCGTGGAAGCAAGGGCAAGGCATGGATTTTCAACACCGCCGATGTTGCTGCCTGGCGCGAGGACAGGATCCGGCAGGAAGCAGTGTCAAGTGCGCCTGCCGATGAACAAGAACTGAAGCTCCGTCACCTTCTGGCGGTGACCCGCAAGGCCGAACTGGCGTTGCTCCGTGAAAGCGGTGAACTGGCACCCCTGCCTCAGGTCGAGAAAGCCATCGCTACCGCATTCGCGGAAGTGCGGGCGAACCTGAGGAACATACCGGGCCGGGTCGTCGCCCGCCTCATCGGTGAAACAGACGCCGCCCGCCTGAAAGCCGCTCTTCTTGATGAAATCGACGGGGCTCTTGAAACATTGGCGTCTACCCCCCTGATTTCAGAGGTGGATCTTGAGCTTGAGGAGGAGTCCTGACGGTGACCGAGGGCTTTCCAAACCCGCGCGGCATTCTGGCGGCCATGCGACGGGCACAAGGCTACCTGCGCCCCCCGCCGAAGCTGAAGCCCAGTGAATGGGCCGAGGCCAATATCCGTATACCAATCGGTAATGCGGTCCCCGGCCCCTTGCGCTTCGACAACGCGCCGTACCAGCGCGAGCCCTTGGACATGCTCATGGATCCGGAGTGTCAGCGGGTCTCCATGAAGTGGGGCGCACAGGTCGGCAAAACAACCCTCGCCCTCTGCGCCCAAGCCTACATGATCGCACAAAATCCATGCAGCCAGATCATGATGTTGCCGTCCCAGGGGGACTTGGCAACCTGGCTGGAAACCAAGTTCAACCCCATGGTCGATGCCAATAAAGATTTGCAGGAGCTTCTGGCCAAGCCGCGTGGCAGGGAGGGCGTCAACAACCAGCGAATGAAGTCTTATCCCGGCGGCTTTCTGATGTTTGCATGGAGCGGCAGTCCAAAAACCATGCGGGGGCGTTCCGCGCCGTTCATTGTCTGCGATGAAACCGACGGATATGACCGCACATCCGAAGGCCACCCGGTCGGGCTTCTGTGGCAACGGGCGGCGACATTCGGGGACCAGCGCAAGCTGCTTGAAATCTCGACCCCTACATTGAAGGCGGCGTCGTGGATCGAAAGCGCCTTTATCGCCGGGGACTGCCGTCGCTTCCTTGTTCCCTGCCCGGACTGCGGTCACAGACAGCACCTGTCCTGGTCCGGCGTCCAGTGGAATAAAAGCAGTGACGGCGAACATTTACCGGAGACAGCGTGTTACGTGTGTTCGGAGTGTGGCTCTCTTTGGGATGACGGGCGCCGCATTGCAGCCATCCGGCTTGGTGAATGGAAGGCCGAGCGCCCTTTCCGAGGCCATGCCAGCTATCATCTGAACGAGTTATACTCGACGTTCAGGCATATGCGCGACATTGTCCGCTCCTTCCTAGACAAAAAAGCAGCGGGCGACCTGCAAACATTTGTCAATGTCTCGCTCGCCGAGACCTGGGAGGAAGACGGGCAGCAGGCCTCTGCAATGGATTTGATGCAGAGGGTCGAGGTTTTCTCTGCTCCTGTGCCCGAGGGCGGCCTGATTCTCACGGCTGGCATTGACATGCAGCAGGACCGCCTTGAAATGGAGGTGGTTGCCTGGGGTGCGGATGAGGAAAGCTGGTCCGTCGATTACCTTGTTTTGTGGGGTGATCCACTTGGCGCGGCTGTATGGGCGGAGCTGGACCAGGCCCTCAATGAAACCTACCTGCACCAGTCCGGGGCCCAGCTTGCAATCAGTGCCGCTTGCTTGGACACCGGTGGCGGGCGGGGCCATACCTCTGCCGCCTATGACTACGTGAGGCGGCAAAACGGTCGCCGCGTATTCGCCATCAAGGGGGTCGGAGGTTTCGGGCGGCCCCTGGTCTCACCGCCAAGCCGCACGCGGTCCATACGGGGCGAGCGTCCGATCAATCTTTTCGGTGTTGGTGTCGACGAAGCCAAGATCATGATCATGCGGCGCCTGGAGGTCAACACGCCGGGCCCGGGCTACAGTCATTTTCCCGCCGACCGGAGCGCAGAGTACTTCCACCAGCTGACCGCCGAAAAACTCATTACACGCTACGTAAAAGGCTTTCCCCACCCCGAATGGCACAAGACGCGGCGCCGTAACGAGGCCCTTGATTGTCGCGTCTACGCCTTGGCCGCCCTGAAAATCCTGAACCCGAAATTCCATAAACTTGCATCCCGCACCGCGCTGGGCCGTGGGGAAATAGCGCCACAGGACAGCGCCGATCCCGGGCTCCACCATACTGCGCGACGGTCGCGATTTCCCACGCGACGGCGGGAATAAACAGGTTTACAGGTGCCTATGTTCGCCATCCAGAAAGAGATTACAGCGGGTACATCGCTGGATATTCGTGCAACGCTCCCCGCCTATCCACCCCCGGACTGGACTCTCCGCCTGCTTCTCAGGGGTCCCGCACCCCTTGACCTGGAGGCAGAGCCTGACGGCCTTCAGCACCGCATAAGCGTACCGGGGAGCCGGACCACGCTGTGGCCGCCCGGCACATACTGGTATACGGCACGTGTATCCGACGGATTCACCGTATACGACCTGAAATCGGGCGCGATATTGGTGCGTGATGACCCCGATAATATTACCGGCCTTTTTGACGGTCGCGGCCATGTCATGAAGGTCCTTGAGGCTGTCGAAGCCGTTATCGAGGGGCGGGCCACGATCGACCAAAGCAAGTACAAGATCAACAACCGTGAGCTGGAACGCACACCGATCCCCGATCTCCTCCGCCTCCGGGATACGTACCGGGCGGAACTGAAAAGAGCCCGGCTTGCCGAACGCGGTCAGAGCCTTTTGGGGCGGCAGGTTCTGGTGAGGTTCTGATGAAAATCCTGGACCGGCTATTCAGGCGTACGGCTTCCGCAGTCCGCCGCCGCCCCGGCACCCGTTTCTCCCGTAACTTTTTCGATTCCGCCTCGACGGACCGGTTGACCCAGTCCTGGAGCACAACGCCTGTCAGCGCTGATGAGGTCGTGCGCAGGAACTATACCTCATTGGTTGCCCGTTCCAGACATGAAGCCGACAACAATGACTACGCGAAGAAATTTGTTCGGTTGTGTGTGCAGAACATTGTCGGGCCCAAGGGGGTTCTTCTCCAGGCGCAGGCCCGCGATTTCGACGGCAACCTGGATAATTCGGCCAATGACGCACTGGAAGATGCCTGGGACCGGTGGGGGGCCGCCAAAAGTTGTGATATCGGGGGCCAATTGAGCTGGCGGGCCCTACAGTCTCTTTGCATCACCAGCGCCGCCCGGGACGGCGAGTTCTTTATAAAAATAGTCCATGGCCCGGATGCAGGCCCGTGGGGGTTTGCGCTCCAGGTGATTGACCCTACCCGCTGCCCTGTGCACCTCGACCAGGACCCCCGGACCGGAGGATCATTCATCCGCCAGGGTATTGAATTCAATATGTCGGGGCGCCCCCTAGCCTATTACTTCATGACAACAGATGACGGGCGCCCTGACTATAGCGTTGAGGGCAAGAATTATCGCCGCATCCCGGCCAGCGAGATTATACACGGGTTCCTTCCTGACATTGTCGGGCAGAAGCGTGGCTTGCCCTGGATGGCGACAAGCCTGTGGCGCCTGCACATGCTGAAAGAATTCGAGCATGCCGCCCTGGTCAACGCAAGAACAGCTGCTGCAAAGTGCGGCTTCTTCAAGCACGAATTCGAGACAGGTGACACTCTTGACGAAAACGAAGAGCTCTACATGGAGGCCAAGGCCGGGGTCTTCCAGGAGCTTCCCGCAGGTGTGAGCTTTCAGGAGTGGAATCCGTCCTATCCCTCCGGCGAGTTCCACGCCTTTCAAAAAGCCATGCTGAGAGGCGCGGCCAGTGGCATGGGGGTCGCCTATAACAACCTGGGCAATGATCTGGAAGGCGTGAATTACTCAAGCATCCGGCAAGGCACACTCGACGAGCGCGAACACTGGAAGTGGCTCCAGGAATGGCTGATCGAGACCCTGCATGAACCCGTCTTCAAAGCCTGGCTCCCCAAAGCCCTTCTCCATGGTGTCGCGATGGAAAACGGAGGAACCCTTCGCCCGGACCGGCTGGAAAAATACAGCCGCGTTGCCTGGCAGCCGCGCCGCTGGCAGTGGATCGACCCCGCCGCCGATATAAAGGCTGCGATCGCCGCGAAAAACAACATGCTGTCCTCCCCCTCGCAGATCATTCGTGAACAGGGCCGGGATCCGGATTCCGTGTGGCGGGAAATCGCCCGGGATATCTGCGCGATGGAGGCGGCAGGCATCCCGAAAGAATACATCGGCAGTGCAATTGGCTTGGCCCTCGGGGCGCCCACGCAAGCGGGCGCGGAAAAAACCGGAGAACCTGAATGAGTAGTCCACAAACCCTGACCCCCGAGATGATCAATACGCGCGATGGCGAGCGCCCGGGCCTGACCCGGTCCGGTCGGGTGCGCGCGTTTGATGAAGGAAACCGCTGCGTCGAGCTGGCGTTCTCGTCCGAAACGCCTGTTTTGCGCTGGTTTGGTGAGGAAATTCTCGACCATGCCCCGGGCGCCATGGATACCAGCAGGCTTGACGACGGGGCCCCATTTCTGGTCGGGCACAACCCGGAGGACCATGTGGGCGTCGTGGAAATGGTTGAAACAGGCGCAGACCGCAAGGGCCGCGCCCGGGTCCGCCTTGGTAAATCTGCACGGGCTCAAGAAATCCTCGACGATATTCGCGATGGCATCCGCCAGCATGTGTCGGTCGGCTATACGGTCGATGACGTCGAGGTCCATAAACGTGACGGGCAGCCGGACCTTGTTACTGTACGGCGGTGGCAGCCTTTTGAAATCTCATTGGTTTCCATCCCCGCCGACCCGTCCGTCGGGGTCGGGCGCAGCATGGAAAAACCGCCACAGGACTTCAGGCCGCACGTCGCGGAGACTGACGACAACAACACCCACATGAGGATTGGAGCGGGAATGGAAAAGACGACAGACACGGTCGAAGCCAAGGTAGCGACTGCCGAGGACCCTGTTCAGGCTGAGCGGGCGCGTGCGACGGCTATTCTTGATCTCGGGCGGCAGTACAAGGCCGAAGCCCTGGCCAGCCAAGCCGTGACGGCGAACCGCAGCGTCGATGAGTTCAGAGACGACCTTTTGAAGCATATTGCGGCTGGCTCCAGTCCCGCCCTTGATGTGAGGTCCATCCCAACTGTCGGGCTGACCGATAAAGAGTGTCGGTCGTTCAGCATAATCCGGGCCATTCGTGCGCTCGCAGAGCCTGCAGACCCCGATATTCGCGAGGAAGCTTCTTTCGAGCTTGAGGTAAGCCGGGCTGCCGCGCGTGCCATGGGGAAAAAGCCTCGCGGGATCATAATCCCCCACGAAGTCCTCGAACGCGCACTCAACACCTCAAAGGACGGCGCGGCGCCGGGCAATACAGGCGGTTATCTTGTTGCCACCGATTATATGGCCCAGTCATTCGTACAGATTCTGCGCAACCGCACTGTGGCTATGAAGCTTGGCTCACCGATGACAGGCCTGGTGGGCAATGTGGAAATCCCGGTACAAGTCTCCGGAACAGCGGGTTACTGGCTAAAGGAAAGCCAGAATGCACCAGAGACGGTCCCTTCATACAGTTCAAAGACACTCACGCCACGGACAGTCGGCGCTCTGGTGCCGATCACGCGCCGCCAGCTTATGCAATCCAGCCTCGATGTCGAAGCAAAAGTGCGTGCCGACCTGGCCGCCGCCCTCGGGGGAACAATCGACAAGGCTGTCTTTTACGGGACAGGCGACGAAGCCCCCCGCGGACTGTCCCGCTTGGACGGGATCAATGTCGTCCGTCCGGCCACTCCCGGCAAGCCTACATATGACGAGCTGGTAGAGATGGAATCCGTGATCGCTGCCGCCAATGCGGACACCCCGGAAATGGCTTATGTCCTGTCCAGCCGGACAAAGGGCTGGTTGAAGACGGCACAGAAATTCGAGGGAACAAATGGGGCGCCCATCTGGGAGCCGGGTGACACCGTCAATGGCTATCGCGCCGAGACGACAAACCAGGTTGAGCCCAATGATATCTTTTTTGGCGATTTCTCTGAACTGATTATCGGCCTGTGGGGCGGGCTTGAAATCACGGTGGACACAGCAACAAACAGTGCGTCTGGCGGAATCCGGGTCATTGCGTTCCAGGATTGCGATTTTCTCGCCTGCCGCCCCGAATCATTCTGCCTAGCGCGCTGATTAGGACGGAGGAAAAGAGATGAATGTTGCGTCTGGCTCCAGTCCCGCCACTGATGTGCGGCCCATCCCGACTCTCGGGCTGACCGAGGAAGAATGTCGGTCGTTCAGTATAATCCGGGCCGTTCGTGCACTGGCATACCCCGGCACCCGCGTGTCAGCTTCTTTCGAGCTTGAGGTAAGCCGGGCTGCCGCGCAAGCCATGGGTAAAGAGCCTCGCGGGATCATCATTCCCCACGAAGTCCTTGACTGTACTCTCGGCACATCAAGGGACGGGGGCGCCTTGGACAATCCAAGCGGTTGTCTTGTCGCCACCGATTATAGGGCTCAGTCGTTTATGCAGACCTTGCGGAATCATGCTGTGGCTATGAGGCGCGGCAGGCAGCTGACGGGCTTGATCGGGGATATTGAGGTCCCGGTGCAAGTCGCCAAGGCGACCACGTACTGGGTTGCAGAAGACGAAGACGTGCCGGAAACAGTGCCTGCGTTCAGTTCAAAGACACTCACGCCACGGACAGTCGGCGCTCTGGTGCCGATCACACTCCACCAGCTCATGCAACCCAGCCTCGACGTCGAGGCCCTGATTCGTGCCGACCTGGCCGCCGCCCTCGGGGGAACAATCGACAAGGCTGTTTTTTACGGGACAGGCAGCAAAGAAGAACCGTGTGGGCTGTCCCGGATTGACGGGGTGAATGTCGTCCGCCTGGCCAGCCCCGGCAAGCCCACATATGACGAGCTGATAGAGATGGAAGCCGTAACCGCGGCCTCCAATACAGCGGCCAAGGGAATGACCTATGTCCTGTCCAGCCGGACAAAGGGCTGGTTGAAGACGGCACAGAAATTCGAGGGAACAAATGGGGCGCCCATCTGGGAGCCGGGTGACACCGTCAATGGCTATCGCGCCGAGACGACAAATCAGATTGAGCCCAATGATATCTTTTTTGGCAATTTGTCTGACCTGATTATCGGCCTGTGGGGCGGGCTTGAAATTCCGTTTGACTCGATAACAAGGAGCGTCAGCGGCGGAGCCCAGTTCATTGCATCCCAAGGCTGTGATTTTCTCGTTCGCAGGCCCGAATCATTCTGCCTGGCTCGCTGATTATGAGGGAGGAAAAGATGACTGAAGAGACTGGGGTCCGGGTGCAAGTCCTCGGGCCGTTTGTATACGATGGTCTAATCCGTAATGCGGGTGATGAGGTCTGCGTCCCCGCCCATCTTGCAACCAATCTGGTTGCGCGGGGCAGCGCGACCTTTGCGGCTCCAAAACCGGCTCTGGAGAAAAAGGCCAAGTGACAGGGTTTCACACGTGGGAGGAACTGGGGCTGTTTCTCAACCCGAAAGAGTTTGCAGAAACAGCTGTCCTCCAGCTGCAAAACGGCACCGAGCGCACTGTTACCGTTCTATACGATGAACCCTACCTTGATGTTGAGTTGGGGGAGTACTGCGGTGACCGGACAGAGCCGCGCCTGAACGGAAAAATGTCGGATCTTGGAGACGTCCGGCGTGGCGATACGGTCTTGATACTGCGGACGGGTGAGGTTTTCGACGTTCTTGGGGGCGCTCAACCCGATGGGACCGGCTGGGCTGTTGTTCCTCTCGCGAGTGTAAACAAAGATGCTGGGTTTTGAAATCAATACAGCAGAGTTAGCGCGGATTGCAGATGAGTTCTATGCATCTGAGTCCGTCGTCCAGCACGCCCGCAGCCGCGCTTTGCACAAGACTGCATTATACATTACCCGCCTTGTCAAAAGCGGGCTGTTGGGTGAGCTCCAGCTGAGCAATGCAAAGGCGCTGCGGACGCGTTTGAAGAGTCTCAAAGGTGACGGAGCTTCAGCCGGGTTGTGGATCGGGGCCAACGCCATTGAAATCTGTCGATTCCGCGGGAAGCCCCGGACTTCAGCCAGAGGGGTTTCGTTCCGCTCGCAGGATTTTGCAGGCTCTTTCATGGCCCGGCTCCCAAGCGGTCATACATCTGTTTATCATCGCTCCAGGAAGCGTCGTCTTCCCATCGAAGAGCAGGCTCTGCCTGTGCACGAGGCCATTGCCGCGTTCACCGAGACAAAGGCAGTACCTGAAATCAGCAGCGTATTTTATCAGTATTTCTCGGATGAAATCCGCATGCGCACTGTTTACGGTCCGAAAGGGCGCATATGAACGCCAGGACGCAGGTTACAGTCGAGGAGGTCCAGGGCGCGATACGGTCTGCTGTCCGCGCCGCATTCCCGGCGATGAAGTGCGCAGACTTTTATTATGATGACAGGGCGCGCTTGCCTGTTCCCGCATGCCTTCTGGAACTGACCGAGATGGAGCCGTGCGCGGAAAGCGATCCGGGGACCGGCCAGCTGGCCGTGACAGCGCGTTTCAGCGCATATCTTCTCATCGGATTCCGGACTGAGCGGGCGCACCTCAGCATCTGTACCCTGGCGGCGGCTTTTGCCCGGCTCGCACACCGAAACCGCTGGGGTCTGCCGGTTGAGCCCGCGACGGTCACCGCGATCAGCCCCGACCACTTCAACCCCGAATTTGATCAATACCTGGTCTGGCGCGTGGACTGGCAGCAAATCATCCATCTGGCGCCGAGCGTTTGGGATGACGATGATCCTGTACCCCGCGTCGCGCTGGGCAGCTGGTCACCAGAGATCGGACCCGCCTACGAGCCTTCCTATACAACGACAGAAAAAGACAGCGTATGAGCTGGGGCCTTGGAGAGCTGGAGAGACGGCTTGCGAACATCATCCGGGCCGGTGTTGTGGAGGCGCTTGACGCTTCGGCGGCCCGTGTTCGGGTGCGCAGCGGCGACCTTTTGACAGGCTGGCTCCCATGGTTGACACAGCGTGCCGGAACTGACCGGACCTGGTGGGCGCCGGAGCCCGGGGAGCAAGTCCTTGTCCTCGCGCAAAGCGGTGACCTTGCGCAGGGGTTTGTTCTCCCGGCTCTCTACAGGGCTGCGCATGCGCCCCCCGCAGATCAAGCGACAATCCATCGTACGGAATACGCCGATGGCACTTTTTTTGACTATGACAAGGCCGCCAGCCGGCTGACCATCAGCAGCCCCGGCGAGGTCGTTGTACGCGCCGCCCGGACTCTCACCGTTGACTTTGACGGGGTAGTGACTGTCCGGTCCGGCGCGCACATTACGATAGACGCACCCACCGTCACTGTAACAGGTGATCTGACGGTAGAAGGCCGCTTGACCTATCTTGCCGGGATGTCGGGGTCTACAGGCGGAGCTGATGCGGCGGCGATGATCAGCGGCAGCATTCATGTTGTTGACGGCGATGTGACAGCCGGGGGCACAAGCCTGCGGAACCACGTTCACACCGGCGATTCCGGGGGGACCACAACCGCGCCGACAGGCTAGGGGAAAAACCGCCACAGGACGCAGGAGCGCTGTGTTCACAAGATGGACGCATGAACGGCACCAACGCAAAAACGGGCAAGCCCCTCTCCGGGCTCGATCATCTCTCACAAAGCATCAGGGATATCTTGACGACCCCTGTTGGGAGCCGGGTTATGCGGCGTGATTACGGCAGTCGGTTGCCATCCCTGGTCGATGCGCCCGTCAATCGCAGCACCATACTGGAGCTTTACGCGGCCACAGCCGAGGCTCTCGCCCGCTGGGAGCCGCGTTTCAAGCTCCAGCACGTGCGCATTCTCGAAGCCCATGTCGGCGGCATCCTCATGGACCTGACCGGAATATACCTGCCTGAAGGCCGTCAGGTTTCTTTGCCCGGAGTGCGCGTCCAGTGATGAAAGAAGCCCGGTACAGCGCCATTGACCTGTCGCAGCTTCGACCGCCTGATGTTGTCGAACAATTTGATTATGAGTCTGTTCTCGCCGACATGCTCGCAGCCCTGCGAGCATACAAAAACCAGAACGGCGAAGCCATTTTTACAGCGCTGGTTGAGAGCGACCCGGCGTTAAAGATCCTTGAGGTCGCGGCATACCGGGAAATGATTGTCCGGCAGAGAGTCAATGAGGCGGCTCGGTCTGTCATGCTGGCCTATGCCACAGGCACAAATCTCGATCATCTGGGGGCTTTGCTGGGTGTCGCCCGCAAGGTCCTGCAAGCGGCCAACCCGCAGGCATTCCCCCCCGCAGCCGCAGTGCTGGAGAGCGACGACGACTACCGCCGCCGGATTCAGCTCTCTCTTGAGGGCTTCAGCTCTGCCGGACCAACCGGGGCCTATATCTTTCATGCATTATCCGCAGCGCCGGGGGTCAATGACGTTGATGCTTTCAGCCCCGCGCCCGGCGTTGTGGCGGTAACGGTCATGTCAAATGACGGCGATGGGACGCCCGGCGCAGACCTGCTGGCAGCGGTGCAAGAGCGCCTGTCTGATGAAAGTATCCGGCCCCTGACTGACCGCGTTGTGGTTCAGGCTGCAAAGATCCGCCCATACACCATACGCGCCCGGTTGCTTTTCCATGATGGCCCAGACCGCGAGGCCGTCCTGGCCCACGTCCGGACTATGGCCGAAAAGTTTTGCCGCGACCACCACCGCCTGGGGGCCGATATCACGATATCCGGGCTATATGCCGCGCTGCATCAGGCCGGTGTTCGGAAGGTAGAGCTTCTGGAGCCGACAGAGACAATCAGTATTGACCGGGCCGAGGCTGCGTGGTGCACAGACGTAGACATTCTGGAGGGCGATGCCCCATGACGGACGATTTGTTGCCGCCGAATGCCTCTCCCGAAGAAAAAGCCCTCAGCCGTGCCATGGACAGGCTATCTGCTGTCCCGGTGCCTGTCGGCGGCATGTGGAGGCCAGAAGAAATCCCCGCTTCCGCGCTCCCCTGGCTCGCGTGGGCGTTGTCGGTGGACGTGTGGAACCCGGACTGGCCGGAAGCGCGGAAGCGGGCGGTGATTGCGGCTTCGTTTCAAGTCCACCGCCACAAGGGGACGCGACGGGCGGTGCGCGAGGCGCTTGAATCGCTTGGGGTTGACGTCACGCTGACCGAATGGTTTGAAGCTGACCCGCCCGCACCCGTCCATACGTTTACCGCCGAGATTGCCACCGATGGCCCGGTCTCCCCCGCGCTGTCTGAAGATGCCCTGTCCATGATCCGCGCCTCCAAGAATGTTCGCTCGCACCTGACCGCCCTGCGCGTGGTCATGCAGCAGGCCGGCGCAACCCCACAGACGGCGGCGGCCTTGCTTCTGGGTGAGACCGTCTGCCTGCGTCCCGCCCCCCCGGTCGATCCGGTTTCCCTCGCCCCCGCCCCCCTGATGGCCGCCGCCCTGTACGGCGCGGAAACGGTCACTGCCTATCCGCTGGAGGCCGCATGAGCGCACCCCACTATTACACTTTGGTAACCGACGCGGGTCATACCCGCCTGACTGGAGCCCTTGCTACATCCAAGCCGGTTGTTCTGACCCATTTTGCTTTCGGCGACGGCAACGGCGCTGCCTATGACCCGACGCCGGATCAGACCGCCCTGCGCCGCGAGGTCTGGCGGACAGAGATTAACGCCATCCGCACCGATCCGAAAAACCCCGCCTGGCTGACCGTCGAGGCGGTGATCCCGGCGCGGGTCGGCGGCTGGACCGTGCGCGAGGCCGGTGTGTTTGACGCCGACGGCATCCTGATTGCCGTCGCTAAATATCCCGAGAGCTTCAAGCCTCAACTGGATGACGGCGTTGGTAAAGACCTGTGCTGCCGCATGATTTTGCAGCACGGCAACGTGAGCGCCGTGACCCTGAAAATTGACCCGTCGGTGGTGCTTGCAACCCGTGATCATGTTTCCGCAGAGGTCGCCGCCGCGATCGCTTCTCATGCCGGTCCCGGTCACAGCCCGCCGGATGCGTCAACCACAGTCAAGGGACTGGTCGAGCTGGCCACCACCGCCGAGGCCCGCGCCGGGTCGTCCACCCATCTGGCCGTCACCCCGGCAGGCCTGAAAGCGGCCATGGACGCCGCCACCATTCCTGCCGCCACCCCCATAACACGCGGCATTGTTCGGCTGGCGACGGCGGACGAGGTCAGTGCCGGAACGGATGCGGAAAAGGCGGTCACGCCTGCTGCGCTGGCCCAGGCTTTTCCCGCCCCGGTGGGCAGCGTGATCATGCACGCCGGGCAGGAGCCGCCGCCACTCTACCTCAAATGTGACGGCGTGGAACTAAAACGGGCTGAATACCCTGAACTGTTCGCAGTCATCGGAACCACATTCGGGAGTGGTGATGGTTTTACAACCTTTGCCCTGCCTGACCTGCGTGGTGAATTCCTGCGCGGATGGGACGATGACCGGGGCGCAGATCCGGCGCGGAAATTCGGGTCGTGGCAGGTCGCGACCGCATTTTGCGGTGATGGCGATGGCGGTCACGCCTTGATCCCAAACCTGAATGATCCAACTCACGCCCGGGTGCTTGGGTGGGATCTGGATACGGCGCCGAATAACACTCAGACAGTGCACGCCGCCTGCACATCAACTTTTCCGGGATCCTACCCGGCTGCGGGTATCCACAGGCCCGGCACAGCTTCGGTCGGAACGGATTTCGCCCGCGTCCGCCCCCGCAACGTCGCCCTGCTCCCCTGCATCCGCTTTCGGTGAGGTCCATTATGAACTGTACTGTCTATCGTGTCTCCGACGGCCTTTACGCGGGCGAACGTATCTTGGGTCGAGGCAACCTGAACCCCCGCTCGCCCGGTTCATGGCTAATTCCAGCCGGGTGCGTCACCGTCCCGCCGCCTGCTCTGGCCGAAGGCGAACAGGCCCGCTGGGATGGAACGGCGTGGGTGGTTGAGTCTGTGCCGGACACCGCCGCAGAGGTGGCCCCGGACGCCGCAGCCGCAGCCGCTGAAGCCGTACTGCCTTCTGCCGCGCTGGTTCAGGCCGAAGCCCGTCGCCGCCTGGCTGCGACGGACTGGTACGTTGTCCGCCAGATCGAAACCGGCGAGGCTGTCCCCGCGCCCATTGCCCGCTTCCGCGCCGCCATCCGCGAACGCTGCAACGCCCTGGAAGCCGCAAACCCCATCCCACCCGATTACTACGCCGATCAACACTGGCCACACACGCCGGGTGGTGAGGAAGAGGAAAAAGCGCCACAGGACAAGCCAGGTAAAGCATAGATGATGACGAACGCTTCTAGGTGGAGGTTCAAACGTGCCTGAAACATTTCTTCATGGTGTCGAGGTTCTGGAAATTGATGCCGGACCACGCCCGGTGCGGACCGTCCGGTCTTCGGTGATCGGGGTTGTGGGGACGGCGCCGGGGGCGGATGCGGATCGTTTT